TATTTCAAATGGTAAATAATCTACTATTAATTGCCTCATCGGTCTTTCTCCATCATTATTTCTTTTCTAAGACTTTCCAATTGTTCTATCCATTGGTTAAGTCTCCTTAACATATAATTCTTTGTTACCTCTTTACTCTGTATCTCTATTTGCCACCGTTTTAACAATGTAGATATACTGAAAAGAGTATCCATATAGGATTTCTTTTTATCTTTAAATGCCATAGCGAGTACTTATTGTAACTGACCAACTTTGTTTGCTAGCTTAACTAACCTCTCACTTATTTTATTTAAAGCCTTATGTGTATTTTTCCAATATGACTGTGAATTGACATTCAATTCATTTTTTAGTTTAACATTCATTTTGACAAGCCCTTCCAAACTATTCAGCCCGTCACGAACTTCTCTCATTGAGCGTCCAATTTTTTGTTTAGGTGTCAATGACTCATCATTTCTATAATCATGATACTTTCCTTCCTTAACTACATTATATCCCGTAGAATTAGTAGAAATTTCCTTCTTTTTCTTCTTACCTTTGCCAGGACCACCAGTAAAAGCGTTGGGAGTGTCGTATCCGGGCGTAGCGCCTGAAGTTGTAGCCTCCGCAAGCTCTTTTTTAATCAATTCACGAATAATCTCTTTAAGTTTATCCATTTTTGACATTTTTCAGCTCCTTTAAAAGTTCATAATACCGCATTAAAGTAATAACGTGTTTATCTTCAACAATTCTACCCTTCAAAAGTTTATCCGACTGGTTTATTGCTTCACTCAATTTAATTTTAGTAACTTTATCCCCAATCTCAGGTAAAAATAAATGAAGTTGCTTTTTCACGCCACCGATTTCTTTTTTAATAAATTCTTTGAGAGAATTTGTATTTGAAATGTTATATATATACTTTCTTAACAAACCTTTTTGAGATTCATTGAGTGATTTATATTTTTTATTAAATTTCTCAACTAATACTGTATAAGCCAGCAATCGTAAATCTTTTTCCTGTTTTTTGTAATTTTCTATTACTCCATCTTCCTTTTTCTTTACATTACCAACATTATTAACGATATTCTCTATAATTTGAAATCTACTCTGCGTTTCTTGTGTTGGATCGGAGAATTTTGTGGATTCAAATAATTTATATATAGAAGCATACATTTTATAATTTAATATCCGAGCCATAAAAAAATCATCAACTTTATATGAGTTGCGTATCTCATTGACAAGATTATATTTTTCTCGACGCAATTTATTTTTATTGATTTTTCTAGATGCGGCTAGCACAGCATTAACAAGGTGATTAGCCTTACTTTGGGATTTGTATTTTTCAGTTGTAAGTATTTTATACAACTCATACTCCTTCCCAAGCTCTTTGTTGGGGGAAAAATAAGATTTTAACATATTAACAGCCTTCCCATCTTTATTATTCAACACATCTACTGTAATTTGTCTTGTTAACAACTCAAATAAAATACCCGTATTCTTTATTTTTGAGTGTTTAATTTTTGCATTCATATTTAACTCCAGTCATTTATACAATACTTCATATATAAATATATGATTAATTAACTTTTATTAGAATTTAAAGAATTCAGCTCGGTTTTATATACTTCATTAACCTCATCTGATTCACTTAATAATTCCTTTTCTTTATTTCCCATATCTTTCAATAAATTTTCATATTTTGAAAGCGAAGCCTTCCCATAAGCTGTATTTTTATCATGCGCACCCAATGGATCTCTTCCTCTTGCACCACTATCTTTAGCATATTTATTAGCTTCTTTAGGACGACCAGCACCATCCCAACCACCTTCGGGTGAACCACCTTCATCATCTAACTCATGACCGGTTCTTCCCATAGATTGATCGGACGGTGTTCCTTGAGATTGTCCACTTTTAGCAGGATCATTACCCTCATTTTCAATTTGTGTACGGCGAAATTTATTTTTATAGTCAAATGTGATCTGTTCATCCAACTCTTTTATATCAGCGTCTGAAAAATTGTAAATATTTTTATAAATCCATTCCGTTGAAAGGATACCATCTCTTAACATACTTTCCGCCAATGACGTTTTGTTATTCCACAATTCAACCTTCTCTTGTTCATAGATTGTGGATGGATTTGTAAGTTTCAATTCAAAATTTACAAGGTCTTGGTCTCTGAAACCCTGTGCATATAAATGAACTACAGCTATTTTTTGTAATTCACTTGTTAAAATTCTTTGAATTCTCTCAATTGTTCTTGCAAACCTAACATCTTCAGCCGCCAACGTAGCTTTAGAGCCCAAACCTTCTTCATATCCTAAGAAAGCCTTTGGTACATGAAGCGAAGCCAATAATTTATTCTTTAAATATTCAATATCTTCTGTAGCCTCATATGTCAGACCCGGAAGAGAATTTATTTCTGTTCCACTATCTCCACCACGAACTGGTAAGAAGAAATCCTCCGTAAGATTTTGAATGTTATATCGTAAATTATAATCTCCGGTATTTTCATCCATAACAGGAGCCTTTTTCATCTTATTTATTACCTGTTGCATATAGTTATCAACTTCTGCGGGCGGTATATTACCAATATCTAATTTGAACACTCTCTTTTCGGGTGCCCTCATAATACGATGTATTAACATAGCATCTTCCATAAGAGTTAATTGCTTCCAAACTTTTCTACCACCTTCTAAAATAGAACGACCATATGGTACAAAATTAGAATCTGAAAGTAATCTGAAATGTGCTATTTCATAATTTTCCAACATCGTTGTTTCTGCGCCCCTCTGTGTATGTCGTGCGCCAACCACACCACTTGATTGCTGTGGTATAAATTCGAATTGTACTAAATTTGGATTGGATGGATCGTGACCCTCAAGACGCGTTATATCATAAGCCGATATTGGCATTACGTTTGTAATACCATATTTTTCATTTATATCCAGTTTGAGAAAGAAATCACCATATTTTGTCATGTTTCTAACCCACGGCCATAAATTAAATTCTATGTTTAATATATCATAAAAAAGATTATGTAAAATATCATGAACATTATTATTATCTGTAGTAATTTGTAGTACTTTTCCATATTCATTTTTCATTGTGGACTCGTCTGAATATACATCTAATGCGGAAGCTACAATAGCATCCGAATCCATTGATTCATAATCCCCAAACAATCCCAATCTAAGTTGCTGGACTTGTATAAGCTCATTATATCCATATTTTTGCATATTAGAATATAATTTTGTAAACCTATCCACCAAGGTGTTCTGTGCAATCGCTTGAACGTGTCCAGTATCAACTATCTTTAACTTTTTGCCACCAATATTTCTAACAATAGTATTAGTTGAAAATAATCGTTTTAATCTTGTAAATATATCTTGTTGTGCCATTTTTTACCTCTTATTTTATTAGCCAATCCAATGATTCTCTCTTCTTATCAGGACCAATTTCCCATTCCCAAGAATCATTTTCATTTGTTGGTTTCTGTGGTAACATCTGTGATGACATACCACTTAAAGTTTTTCTTTGCAATTCTATTCCCTCAGCCTTTAACCTTAACGCTGTATCTCTTACCCACAATCCTATAGCAAGAGACATGACTAAATCATCGTTATATCCAGTCATCGCTTCTGCCTTATTGTTGTTATATATAAATACAAAAAGTTCATCTATTAATCGATTTGAACGGACAATTACTGACTTTTCTCTAAAATATTCATCTAATTTTGCTATTACCAGTGGTCTTGTTTTCATTGTCATACTAAATCCTGCCACCATATTCCTTTCCGTACTTCTATATCGATTGGTCATTTGATGTTCTGTATCTACATACTTTAAATCTTTACTTGTATAAAATAAATTCTCATAACCTCTATCAATACATTGTTGGAGAGCAGCCCAACCAATGTTATTATTTTCAACGACTAGTAAAGCGTTGTTATATTCTGTGGCAACATTTGATTTGCCATACCACTCAATGCCCTTTTTTGTAAAGTTATACCTTCTTGTTTTAATCTTAAAGCAGTA